ACTATAATTGCATGGTCAGAAATGGCATAGACAAAGGGAACATACATAAATCAAGAGAGTTTAATAGCGGATTTTCACGGTTAGCAAACGATTCCCATAGGAAATCCAGAGATATTGAAGCAGCCACTAGATATTCATTCTACTTAGCCTTTGGGTACACCCCAGATGAACAAGTGAGTATGGAACATTATTTTGATGCTCTTACACTATCCTGGAATCCATCCAGTTTGGGAACTCCTGCAAGAGCCACTGAATGTCTGCTATTGAAACTCCTCCCTACAATCCCCCTAGTAGCACCAATCAAAGAAGTGAAAACACTCTCAACAACAGCAACCCGAAGAACGACAGAGCCGCAGCAAGGTCCGCAAGAACATCAGTTGCTGCCGGTGCCGGTCGTACAGCCATAACTCAAGCCAACCCAGACGAAACCAAGTTTGGTCTAGGAATCGTGCAAACAGCAGATAAGATTGAAAACACGTTCAACTTCAATTTCTAGCTGGCTTGTGGATCGTTGGGTAAGTGCCACTGTCCAGACAATCCTTTTGTTTGGCCTCTCGTGGTTGCTATAATTATACTCTTGTTGATATTAGCTACTAAATCCTGGACTGAACCTCCTATCATCACTCCTTCCTACCATACGGTGTATCATCACGAGAAGTATCAAAACATCGAAATAGTAAAATGAATGGAGCTCAGAAACCCAGAAGACGTGCTCAGCGTAAAGCACGAAACACCACTCGTTACCGTAATAGAGGCCGATCTGTGGAACGGGCAACCGCCCCCCTACAGCATGTTACAACTATGGTCCCAACACAAATGCGATTGGGCAACGGACAAGGCTGGCAGAAGTTATCCCACGAGGAAATCATACTTCAAGTCTTTGGTGACACTAAGTCCGACACAATACAAGAAGTCGCGATCCTACCAAGAATGTCACCTCTGTCCGCCAATTCCACATTTGTCGGTAACGCACAACACCTATCTCAAATGGGATCCATGTATTCAATGCACCGATGGAGAGCTATCAGTTTTGAATGGATCCCAAGTTGTCCTACAACAACACCTGGAAATGTGGTTCTGAGGTTTTACCCCTCATACAACACTACCACCCCAACTAAGATTATAAATCTAATGGACAATGAAGCCCTTATTATCAACCCGTCTGTGACCGGCAAAACCTACCGGCCACAAATCTCAACTAAGGGCGACCTACCCGGATTGAGGAATATAAACGCCACTGGATTCACTGCCCTCGACATCGAGGACAAATGTGATTACTCAATCGGAAGGCTTGTAATAGGTGCAAGCATGCAAGCTCTGGGTCTACAACTAGGCCTAATTAGAATGAAGTATTCCATCGAAATGCGCGGTCCCGTGGTGACCGAAACTTAGAGGTCCCCTGGTCTTGAGCCAGTCCCACTAGTGTAGCATAAGGAAACTATCTAATAAATACCGCTTCCTGTGGGCTTATACACACAGGTCCTTTCCCCCCCGAGGAAAGGGAAAAAAAAAGCATTACCCATAAAATTAGGGACCTGCGCCATACTTAACCATATTGCGAACGTTGTTGACGGGATGCCAGCTTCACCCTTGCAGGGGTAGCCCGTGGTAACACTGAGCTGGACAGCAACCCAGTAGCAATATCATAAACACCGCGTAGAAACTTCAG